AGCGTTCTCTCTCACACGGCGATTTTTAACATTTTTAGATTTAGGATGTATGGTTGCCACAGAATTAGTAAAAGCAGACCCGGTTGCGCTCAAGGTCTGGAAGATCACCGATAAGTATTTCAAGGAATCCGGTATCCAGGATAAGGTAGATTTGATAATGTTGGAAATGTATTGCCTAACGGTTTCCGAGTACCGGGAATACGTTGACATTGTTAAACAAACCAACGCAGTTAAGGCCACTAAGGGAGGTGACAAAATCCGCTCACAGGTTATCATGCGCAACAACGCTGCTAAGTTGATGATCCAGCTTGCGCAGAATCTTGGCATTGACCGCAAGACCAGATCGAAGGGTTACTCACTAGAGAAAGACCCCACCCGGCCACATGACCGCGCCGCTACCCTAATGAAAAAGGTAGCTTAATTGCCGACAGATCCAGGCTGGCGACAGTACATGGACGATGTGATCGACGGAACCCGAAAGGCCGGAGAATTAGAGCGCCTTTCTGTCCAACGTTGTCAGCGATTTATTGATGATCACCCAGACTACTACCTCGATACTGACGAGGTGGAGTGGGTCATCAACGTCTTTAAGTTATTCAAGCACACAAAAGGCAGTTACGCCGGGGTACCGTTCTCACTGATGGGTTGGCAGGAGTTCTTTATTGCTATGATCTTCGGATTGAAGCGCAAAACTTCTGACCTACGTTTATTCCGCAAGGCGCTGTTATGCGTTCCCAAAAAAAACGGCAAGAGTGAATTCGCCGGTGCCATCGCTGCGGTGATGACCTACTTCGAGAACGAGCAAGGCGCTGAGTGTTATTCTGCCGCCAACAAATACGATCAGGCGATGTACGCCTGGGATGCTGCCCGCAAAATCATCAAGCGCCTTTGCCTGGAAAGCCCATCACTGAAAGGCCGGGTCAAGCTATTCGAGTCTATCAACACCCGGTCAATTGTAAATACCGAGCTGGAGAGTTTCTTCAAGCCCATTGCCGCTGATGCCAAAACGCTCGACGGTGTAAACCCCTACCTAGCCATCATTGATGAGTACCACGCGGCAAACAGCACCGCCATCCCCGACAACATGGAATCTGGCATGGTTTCCCGATCACAGCCATTGCTACTGATCACCACCACCCGAGGCTTCAACATAAACGGCCCACTTTGGCAGCTAGAGCAGTCTTATGGCATGATCCTACGCGGCCAACTGGAAAACGACAGTGTTTTCCCCATGATCTACACGCTCGATGAGGATGATGACTGGGAGGACGAATCAATGTGGATCAAAGCAAACCCAGGTTTAGGCCGCACCCCTACCGTTGAAGGCTTGCGCGAAGAATTCAAAAAGGCCCAGACCGAAGGAGCCAGCCGCGAAATCAGCTTTAAAACCAAAAACCTCAACATCTGGACATCGGTATCGGAGACATTCATCCGTGACCGTGACTACATGGCTGGTGCTACTGACTGGGATATTGAGGAAATGCAAGGGCTACTATGTTTCTGCGGGCTTGACCTTGCAAAAACGCGGGACATCACAGCCATCGCCTACTTATTCCCACCACAGGCCCACTTTGACAAGTTCCGCGTGATCATGCGCTTTTACGTACCGGAGGACAACGCCGCCGACCGCGCCCGCCGTGACCGAGTGCCCTACCTCGACTGGTACAAGGATGGCCACCTCAATTTCACCCCCGGCAACGTGACCGATTACGACCTATTGGAAACCGAGATCATGCAATCCGCCGAATTGTACGACATCCGTGGCATGGCTTACGACAAATGGAACGCCACCCACCTGGCCACCCGCCTATCTGAGCAAGGTATTGAGATGCGAGAGTTCGGCCAAACCACCTCAAAGTTCAACGAGCCGATCCGCTTCCTGGAAAAGACAATTCTACAAGGGGATTTGGACCACGGATCGGACCCCATACTGCGCTGGATGTTCTCAAATGTCCAAACCTACACGGATAGCAACGGAAATATCAAATTCGACAAAAACCGAAGCAAGGAGAAAATTGACGGAGCGGTCGCTCTCGCCATGGCCTTCGCTGAATACTTAGATTTTAAACTGATCGAAGCCCCAGACTTCGAGATAATTTGGATGTAATGGAAATGGATGTATTAAAAAACCCGCCACCCAAGGCCAACCTGTTAGTGATTAAGTACGCTGTATCGTTGCTTTTATCGGACGCTTACTTTGAGCGCTACTACGAGATACTTTCCGAGATTGGTTCAGGCCCAGGCCAACCCGGTGAGGCGTTCAATCAGCTAGAGGATGAGTTGTTCTTACTCACTGGAGAGCATCGTTACGCTGAGTACGCCTATTTTCGCCAGTGTAGGTCGCGCTACGTAGGCCGGTTGAGCAAAAAGCGCAGAACGTAGACGCTGTATACACCCAGCCGATTTTTAACGCCCGTATTTGCAGGTCAAATGACCGACGTAGAACAAGCAAATACGGAAAAAACTGGCTTTTGGTCCAGAGTACGTGAAACGTTCAGTTTCCGTAGCTCTACCGTTACGCCCAGCTCTCCGTATTCGACTTGGAAATCGCTTTTCAACACCTGGGGTATCAAAGGTACCTCAGTTAGTGAAGAATCCGTGCAGGGTATTCCTGCTTTCAACCGGGCCATTGAGGTGGTAGGGTCGCAGATTGGCAGCTTGCCGATTTCAGTCTACCGCAAAAAAGAGGATGGATCAGTTGAGGAGGCCAAAGACCACCCCCTATATGCGCTCTTAAAATTTCGCCCCCACCCGCTTTACAATTCTTACGATTTCCGCACCGCCTGGGTCCGCCAGATGTACCTGCGCGGCGAGTCGTTTGTCCACCCGGTCGTTGAGCAAGGCCGAACGGTTTCTCTCGTTTTCCTTTCCGGCAAACCGACCATCATCAACGATGGTGGCAAGTTCTTTTACCGCTTTACCCACGAAAACAAGACCTACCGCGCTGAGGAAGTGCTACACTTCAAACTCAACACGACTGACGGCATTGCTGGGCAGTCGCCACTGGCGCTATTCCGCGAAACTTTTGAGCGGGCGCTGGCGGAAATTAAGCTGGGCAACAAGTATTTCACAAACGGCGGCCAAGTATCCGGCTTACTATCCCCCACTCAGCCGCTTGATAAGAACCAAGCAAGCCAGGCCATGGAGTTCTGGAAGCAAACCAATACCGGTCAGGACAAAGTTGGCCAGGTAGGCATGATCCCCTTCGGCTTCGGATTTACGCCACTCGGCGACTCCATGAACGACAACAAGCTCATGGATGCCCGCCGGATGACCACCGAGGATATTTCCAACATCACTGGCGTTCACTCAATCCTATTGGGCAACCTCGACAGGGCCACTTTCACCAACGTGGAAGAACTCAACCGCATTTTTGTCCAGTTCACGCTGCGTAGCTTCGGCAAGGTTTTCGAGGACGAAATCAACTCCAAGGCTTTCAGCGCCAGCGAACGGGGCAAGGTATTCGTGCGCCTAAATTATGATGGGCTACTTCGTGGAGACACTAAAGCCCGCGCTGATTTTTACGCCAAGCTATTCAACGTCCGCGCTATCTCACCAAACGAGATCCGCGCCCATGAAGGTATGAACCCCTACCCTGGCGGTGATGCCTTTGATTTACCAATGGCCTCCAACGCGAAGCCGCAACAACAGCAAAATGAGCAAAGCGAAGAACCAGCCGACTAATACAACCGAGCGCCGGTTCTACACTGGCGAATTTCGCGCAACCCAGGAAGGCCGAACGGTCGAGGGTTACGCTGCGGTATTCAGTTCTCCCACGGATATGGGTTGGTACAATGAAGTGATTGAGCCGGGCGCTTTTGATGCTGCCGACCTCAATGATGTACGCGCATTGTTCAACCACGATCCTGACCACCTACTGGCCAGAACATCATCCAAAACCCTGGAAGTCAACGTTGACGAAAAAGGCCTTTTCTACAGCTTCGAGATGCCCAACACCACGCTGGGTAACGATGTGCTGGAAATGATCCGCCGTGGTGACCTTTCCCAATCCTCTTTTGCCTTTCGGGTAGCCGAGCAGAATTGGCTGGAGCGGGAAGGCCGACCAGACTTGCGTCAGATCACCAAGATCGACATGGTGGCCGATGTGTCGCCAGTCACCTACCCTGCTTACGCAGATACTTCGGTTGCCGCCCGCAGCCGCAAAGACCAAAACGAAGAACCACCCACCACCGAGGAATCTACTACTGATTTCAAGGTAGCTGTGGATTTTATCAATCAGCAGCGAGCTCGCTGCGTTTAACAAACCCTCAATAATGAAACGATCAGAGGAACTGCGCGAGCTGCGCAACAAGAAACTCGAAAAGTTACAAGGCATCCTGACCAATATGGCCGAGGAAAGCCGCTCTACTTTCAACGAAGCCGAGCAATCACAGCACGATACACTGCGCAACGAGATCCGTGATCTAGCTACTCAGATTGAGAGCACCGTGGTACTGGAGGAAGCGGAAGAAACCCGCGCCAGCGAAGCGGCGAAAGCCGTTGCCGCTACCGCAGGTGGTAACCCCACCGGCGGAAGCGAAAAGCAAGAAAAACGCAGCATCGCCAGCAAGATCAGCCTTGGTCGTGCCATCGGTATGCAACTCCGTGGCGAAGCCCTGGACGGCGTAGAAAAGGAAATGCGCGACGAAGCGGCCGCAGAAGCCGCCAAGTTTGGCAAATCCGTTGCCGGAATGGGCCTCCCGTCCTTCCTGGTAGCCCCTCCCGAACGACGGGCCGCACCCGCAGCCGGCAGTGGCGGTAATACCATCGCCACGACCATGGAAGGCTACACGCCCGTACTGCGCCCCAACCCCCGGGTTTTGGCCATGGGTGCCCGCCTCCGTACCGGTTTGACTTCCAACTGGGAGCAACCACGCAAAACCGCCGCTACCGGCGCAGCATGGGAAGGTGAAACGGACGCAGCAGCAGAGGCTACGCCTACCTACGACAAAATCACGCTGACCCCCAAACGCCTTGCCGCGTTTACCGAGGTCAGCCGCCAACTGATGATTCAGTCCAATATCCCAGGCGGTATTGAGGCCGACATCCGTGAAGATTTGAGCACTTCCATTGCCCTGGCGCTCGACTTGGCCGCCATCAACGGCAGTGGTACGGCACCAGTGCCTCGTGGCATCCTTTCCACCACGGGAATTGGTAGCGTAGCTATCGGAACCAATGGTGGAGCGCTGACCCGCGATCACCTGATCGAATTGCAGCGGGCCATTGCGGTAGAAAACGCACTGGTGGAAAACATGGGCTTTCTATCCAACCCAGAAGTGGCCACCAAACTGATGAGCACCAAACTGGACGCAGGGTCCGGTCGCTTCATCCTGGAAACCATGATGGGGCCACTGATGGGCTACAACGCTCTATTCAGCACCCAGGTACCCAATAACCTGACCAAAGGAACAGGAACGGACCTCAGCGCCGTGATCTTCGGAGACTTCGCGCAGTTGCTCATCGGCCAATGGGGTGGTGTTGACTTGGTACTGGATCAGTACACCAAGGCCACTGAAGGTATGGTTCGACTGGTAGTTAACAGCTACTACGACATGACCGTCCGCCAGCCGAAAGCTTTTGCCGCCATCGTTGATGCTGACGCATCCTTGTAGGCAAAACCTGAATAACTAATCACACCCACCAAGTTTTGAAGCTTGGTGGGTGTATTAACCCGAACGCATGAAAGTCATTATTACCGGCGGTGTTACTGGCCTACCCTATCGCATCGCTGCGCTCCCCGAGGACGTAGTTGATTTGGATGACAAAGTAGCTATGGAATTGATTGAGCAAAACCTGGCCCAACCGGTCAAGAAAGGAAAAGCAGTTGAAACTGCCACCGATCCCAAAGCGACCAAGGCTGAAAACGCCATGAAGAACCCAACCAAAAAAACCGCCACCAAAACTAAAAAGTAAGCAGTGCCGATTTCCGTAATTACACCGCCCGTTGCCGAGCCGATCACTGTTGACCAAGCCAAGGACTGGCTAAAGATTGATTTCGACAACGACGACGAAATGATTGCGATGTTAATCAGCGCAGCAAGGGAAAAAGCTGAGCACTACTGCAATGCCCGGTTTGTAACGACCACGGTAAAAGAAACTTTCAGCCCGAGTAGCATCATGGTCACCACTGCGGTGGGGCCGAATGTTGCGGGTATCGTTGTTGGCTCAGATGGCGAAACGCTTGTGCTTGGTACGGACTACACCGTGAAAACGGATGACAGACAAACGCTCATCCACGTACTAAACAGACAAGAGGAAGCCCTGGAGGTAACCTATACGGCTGGTTACGGCACGGCCAACGATGTACCAACGGCCATCAAGCAAGCAATCTTGCTGACCGTATCGGACTACTACGAAAACCGCGTCGATGCAGTGCGCTCATTGCCTACCGCATCGGCTCACCTACTAAACGCCTACCGCAGATGGACCTCGTAGGACAAATGCGGCAGCGCATCCAGATTGCCACCCGCGAAACCACCAGGGATGAACTCTTTGGGGTGGAAAATGGCTGGGTGTTGTGCGATCCAATTTTTGCCAAAGTGGATTACAAAACCATCGGTACGGATGAGATCAACACGGCCAACCAGAACAGCCCGGATGCAAAAGTGAATTTTATTATTCGCTTCCGAGAGGTCGGATATGAAGATGAAATCATATGGAAGGGCAATCGTTATCAAATTGAGGGTGTAGTCCCCGACACCCACGAAATGTACTTAACCATCGAAACCAAGTTTACCGGAAAACAGTATGCCAACGCCTAACGAAATACAAAGCCTAAACCGGCGCGTAAATTCCGTAGTTGATGGGTTTGAAAAAACCGAGCGTAAGCGCATCCTGCGTAAAGGAGCTAGGGTGGTTGTATTGGAAGCTCGGCGTACCTCAGCCTTTAAAGACCGCACAGGAACGCTTCGCAAGTCATTAAACCGCATCACCGGCCTACGTCGATCCCGAGATGAGTTTGTCGGACCACGGCGAGGTAAAAAAGAGCGATTTGATGGTTTTTATGCTCAGATGGTTTTCGGATCAGCAAAAGCGTTCCGGCGCAGGGTTTTGGACCCAGCGGCAGTACGTAGTGGACCTAGAGCTTTGTCCATAATGAAAATCGAATCACAAAAGGCTATCCAACGGATTGCCGCTAAAAAAGGATTAAGCTAATGGAAGAAGATCCCGCCATCATTGCGATACCTCAACTGCTTACGGGCGTGGGTGCTTCGGCGCTCATTGCTGAAAAGCTGGGCAACCGGATTTACCCGGTCCAGGCTCCGGATTCTACCCCACCGGGATACCTGACCTTTTCCCAGCTAGGCGCTGAGGTAATTACTACCAAGGATGGCGACATCCCGAACGGCTGGAGCTTTGATATTAGCATTTTTACGACCAACGTACTAGATGCCAAGCGCATCGCAAGGGAAGTTATCAGAACGCTTTCCAACCAGGTTACCGCAGTTGAAGGGCTGGGGAACCTACGTCTATCCTACGTCGATGAAATTGACACCGGGTACGACGAAACAAGAGAATTATTCACAATCGGCCTGGAATTCAGGGCCAAAAAAACCACATAAATTATGGCTACGATACTAGATGGTACCCTGATGCGCCTGACCCTTGACGGCGATATGGTACTACATACCACCAGTTGCTCCCTCAGCATGAGTGCAGCAACGCGGGATACCGCCAGTAAGGACATCCCTGCGGGCTGGGCCGATGCCGAAATCGGACAAAAATCATGGACCGCAAGCTGCGAGGGTCTTTTCACTTTCGACGGCACGATTGACGGCGGCGGTGTGCGACTTGATCCGGCTGCAATCTTCGATCTGTTTGATGCGGGTGCTAAAATCGCCTTTGAAATGCTTACTGGCACCGCTGGCGATACCAAGTGGAGCGGCAACGTCATTTTCAACCAGAATGACAGCACTTTCCCGAACAACGACAACGCTACTTACTCCCTCTCCTTCACTGGAGCCGGACCACTGACTAGC